TTCGAGTTGTCAAACTTCTTTGCCAGCGCTGAATAAACCGTTCCGCTTGTCAGATAGCAAGGACTGTTGAGCGTTGGCTCGCTGTCAAAAGACATTGTGTCAAGTTTGCCTGCAAGCAATGACTTGACCGTAGTTTTTGTGTATGCATCTGTAATGCCGTATCCGTCAAGGGTTGTCGCCTTATCGGCTTTAAGAGCAAGACTTGCGTTGACATCAGCGGTATCTGCTTTGTTTGCCACGCTGTTAATCAGTGTAAGTAACTCAAGCGACAACTTGCTTGCCGTGATTGCTTTTGCAATGATTTTGTCCGTGGTGATTGCGTCATTTGCAATCTTGCTTGCCTTGACCGAGCCGTCCCTCATATGGTCGGATGTGATAACATCGACCTCATCAGGGAGCAAATTGTCAAGCCTCTCACCCAGTGTTTCCGATTCACCCCTTGCAGCTGTTATTTCGGATTTAACGGTTTCAAGGTTTGTTTTATCAATTTCAGCATTACTTTTCAGCTGATTGACTTCGGTTTCGAGGACAATCGCTCCGTCTGTTGCCTGCTCTATTCCCTCATCCATATGATTGAGGTTGTCGGCATTGAGTGCAGGAGCAGAGCCATTCACAAAAACGATTTTATTGTATTTATTCATTCTCTTTTACTTCCTTTCCTAATCGTTTTTCGCCTTTTGATGTTAGTGTGGTTGTAAATCCGCTCATCTTTTTGTTGAACACAAATGTTTCGATTGTCGGCAAATCTGCAAAGGGGGTTTGAATCGTGTACTTATCTCCTGCCTCAAGCCACCAATACGAAAACAGTTTAATTTTTGTCGGGCGGTATTTGTGATTATCGCCAAACAAATTCTTAAAATTGTACTTTTCAGCAATATCACCTGCCGTTGTTCTGCACCTCATAAGAATGTTATCGGAAATGTACCAAGAATAGTCATTGCTATTACCTTTCTTGTACACTTTCTTGTTAGCAAATTTGGTACTGTACATACGGATAGGTGCAAGTTCGTAATCTTCAAATGAAAGGTCCTTGTATGAATCAACAGTATCTGCGGACTTGCTACCGTAGAGAGGCAAAAATTCAAGATTTCCGTTTTTAGGTTCAATCATCGCAAAGCTCAATGTTAATTCCATATAAGCCTGAATCAAGTCTGTTAAAGTAATATCTTTTATAACCTTTTCAACGCAATCATCATCAAAATTAAGCGGTAAACTTAAGATATCAAGATATGGCGGGTATGAAACACTCTTTACACCGTAATCTTCCCACTTATCATAAAGGGCGCTGTATAAATGCTTAAAAGTTTCGTTTTTTGCATAGTGAGCATAACCATAACCAAAACTGCCGTCCTCGTTCTCTTTGCCTGCAAACCACAAAGACATATCAACCTTTGACATATCATAAAAAGCGTCGTATGCCGTAATTTCGGTGATATTACGCTGTTTTTTATCTCTTTGAGCTGACTGGATTTTGCCGTAGAAAACAGGACATTCAACCATTCCTGTTTCAGAGGGAAGAATAAGAGTTTTTGACGGATACAAATCATCTGACGGATACAGTTCATCTTCAAGATATGTTGCCGTGAGAATTACTTGCACCGTCTTTCCTATCAAAGCCGAACAATCATAATCAATGAGTTTAACGCTCATTTCAGAGGCTATGCAACCGCCGAATTTTAATTCTTTTTCAACGATTTCATTTTCAAGCGAAAAGCTGTCAAGTACGATACTTTCACCTGTTATATCCTCAAAACTGCCGTCAGGTGAATGTAAAGTGATAGTATTGTAGAGTGTGTTTGTTTTCAGCTTATCTGCAATCGCTTTAGATACAAGCATTTTTAAGAATCACCCCTTAATACTCAATCAGCTCAACCGTAATCGGCTGATAGGTTATATCACTTTTTTCGGCGTCCATGGCGGTGTATTCGATATCCGGAATGTAGAAATCAGAGGTGTGGTAATTGTTTGTTTCATCATTCCAATAAGTTACCTTGCACTTTCTCTGCACCTTATTTGTCATAGAGAGGTTGATAATCGACTGAAAATCAATCTTTTCGTCAAGACGAAGAATGTGAGTTGAAAACGAAATTTTTGTTTTGTAATTTGACAGAGTTGCTCTCTGTAAGTTACCGTTCTGATCTCGTTCCGCAGAAGTTTCAAGTCGCTGATTCGGAGTTGATGAAAATGCAGTAATATACTTGTTCGGCATTATGTTGTTGCCGAATTTGAGCAAATAGCCGTTGTAATTTGACATATCATACCTCCTTTATGCAAATGCGGATTTACCGTTGTGTCTGCGTCTGTAAAGTTCGTCCTGTCTTACCATTTCTTCAAAGAGCGTTGAACCCTCAAGCTCGGCAGTAAACGAATAAGTGTTGCCGCCGTTGTTGCGGAAGATAATGAACATTTCATAAATGCGTTTAAGCAGGTCAAGAATTTGTGTGAGAATCACTGTATCCTGACCGCCCGAATTGTCGAGCATACCCTGTAACTTGTTAAGAGGGGAAATAACCTCAGGGTTACCGCTGTTAGCGCCTGCGTTATCGCCGACAACCGCAAGTGTCGGAGCTTTAACAATACCGCCTTTTGCAAATTTTCGTGCAGGTGATTCTGTGGGTTCTTCAAGTCTCGGAATGAGAGGCGGATTTTCAGGCATTGAAAAGCTCCAATCCTGCCCGATGACAGAACCAATTGCCCCTGCAATTCCGCCGATTGCATTGATAACACCGGAAACGAAGTTGTAAATGCCCGTCCACAAGCCGTTAATACCGTCAATGATAGCATTTACAATAAATTTAAACACGGCGAAAATGCCGTCCCAAATACCTTTGAAGAAGTCATAGATGCCCTGCCATGCTTTGTTCCAATCGAGTGAGAAAACACCTGTAATGAAGTCAAGAAGACCGCCGAATGTTTTCTGTATAGAGGTAACCAACCCACCGATAAATGTAAACACATTATCAAACACTCTTTTTACGGCATTGAAAACATTCTGAAATATAGGTCCCCAAAAACTGACAAGCCAGTTTACAAACGGTGACAGGAAGTTATTCCACACGGTCGAAACGCAGTCTGCAACCTTGCCGAAGAAATTTATTGCACCCTCAAAAACAGGCTTCAGCCAGTTTTCCCAAGCTGACTTTACAATTGCTACGATAAAATCCCACGCAGGCTTAATCCATTGGTTGTAAACATTCATCAAGGTTGTGCCAATATTTGTGAACATATTGCAGACATTCTGAAAAATCTCCTGTCCGCCGCCGTTCCACCATTCGCTGATTACTGTACCGATATCGCCGAAAATCTGACCGACAAAATTAAATACATCCGCAAACTGCAACTGGATATTTTCGAGAAACTCCGTAATGGTAGCGCCGTCATTTTCAGTCCATTCAACAAGGCTTTCGGTTGCAGTTGAAAACGCACCCGAAACAACTTCGCCGACTGAGCCCGCAAAGGTTGTAAGACCGCTTAAAAGATTGGAAATTGATTCTTCCATTTGAGGGCGGACATTGTCAATTGCATTGCCTGCAAGTGTACCGAAATTATCAAAAAAGGTTGAAAGGTTGTTATAGCCGTTTGTAAGATCGTTGCCTATGGTGTCGATAAAGCCGATAATCTTTTCCCTGTCTTTAGAAATCCACTTAGCAACACCGCCTGAAATGGTCTGAAATGACTTTCCGCCGATTGTCGCAACCGCTCCGAATGCAGAACCGATTGCCCCGAGTTTTGCAGAACCGACCTTTTGCATTGTGCCGAATGCCTTTTGAACTATGGGAACAGCATTATCAAAAACGGTCTTGCAGTTCTTGCCTATCGCTGACCAATCAACCTTGTTAATACCTTTCTGTACATTCTCGACAAAACCTTTAAACCCGCTTTTTTCGTATAGATTTTTGAATGCATCCGAAAGATTTTTGCTTGTGTCCTTGACAACATTCTTTGCAACAGCTCCGCCCGATGAACCGCCCGATGAGCTTTTTGATGAAGATGTATCTGACTTTGAAGAACTATCGGTACTTGAAAGCACATTCAGCTTGTCAAAGCCCGCTACACTTCTCTTTGCTTTTTCGGAACTTTTCTGAACATTATCAAGTGACTTTGAACTGTCATCTGCCGTATCCGTAAGGCTTTTGGCAGAATCGGACGCAGATTTGATATTGCTTGCAGTGTTGTTGCCTGTATCCCAGCCGAAGACCTTTGAAAGCGAATCAACCGCACCTTTGGCATATTCCGTTAAAGTTGCAAGTGCGGAACTCAACCGCTTTACAACCTGAGTTGCCACCTGTAAAATAGGCTGACCGACTACGGCAAGGAGCTGTTTCCAACTTTCTCTGAGGTTGCCCGTTACATTCTCCCAACCATCTGCTTCACGGCTTGCCTGTCCCATAGCACCCGAAAGCTGATTAGCGTCCTTGACCATTTGCAAAAGCGTGAGCTGTTTCTGTGATTCCGACAAATCCGTAAACGACTTGCCATACAGCTTATTAGCCGCCGCATTTCGTGTGGTTTCAGTACAGGACAAACCGAGTGCGGCATCATTTTCAAAGTTGCCTTTTAAAAACGATTTAAGGCTTTCTGCGGTATCTTCAAGCGAACGGTCGTAATATGCGGCACTGTCGGCTGTTACCTGTAAAGCCTCCTGCATCATTCCCAAAGCACTTGAACTGTCCATACCCGTAGTTTTTGCAAAGGCATAAATGCTTGTGCCGACACCCTGTAATCGGGTTTCAAGAATACCGCTCTGATTGGCAACGCTCTGAATGGCTGATTCTGCCTGTGACTGCATTGTGCCGAAAGTCTGCTCAAACTGCGAATTTGCCGCATTGACTTCCGCAGCCGATTCAATGCACTGCTGACCGAACTCCTTGATTTTGGCAACGGAAAAGGCGGCAACCACAGCTGTACCGATTTTCTTAAACGAAGATGAAACCGAATTGCTTAACTGCTCACCGCTGCCTTTGATATTTGAAAACTCTTTCTCGGTTTTCTGAGAAACACCCTCTGCAACCTTTGAAAAGGACCGTTTCATATCCGTGCTTACATTTTCAAAATCTTTTGAAAGACTTGAAAATGCCGAATCAAACTTTTTTGTAATTGAATCGGAAATCTTATGCAATGTTTTGGAAATATCATCACCCGTAAGCCTGACATCAAGCTCAATTTCACCCGCCTTTGTCGCCATATTCACCACTTCCTTTCATTTTAGATTCTTTAAAAACAGGCATAAAAACAGCGCACACCGTTATGATGTACGCTAATAAAATTGCAAAAGAACAGCCACCCCGTTTGGAGTGGCTTTTTGTTTTATTTGTTGAGTTCGTAGTATTTGATGTCGATTTTCGGAAGTGACACATTGTTGCCCATTACGGTTTCATATGTATAGTCGCCGTCACAAGTTCCCCAGAATGTAATTACATCATCTTCAAGGAGTTTGTCCGAACCGTCAGGAATTTCTACAGTTGCGTAGATTGTATCAGTCCACAATGGTTCATCAAGATACTCATTTTCTTCTTTGGTTATATTGATTCTCAGGTCAACCGAATCGCCCCAGCCTTCCTGAACCTGAATAATCTGACCTTCAAACTTGTAGTCATTACCTTTGTACTTGTCAGGGTTTCTTGAAAGAGTTTTAAAGTCGATTGTTTTGCAACCGTCTTTAAATTCTTTTTCAACCTTCTTCGGGTCTTTAGTAGGCTTTTCTGTTGCAACTTCTTTTGTGGTCGGTGTTTCTGTCGCTTTTTCAGTTGCTTTTTCTGAACTCTGATTTGCAACAGTAGTTTCCTGCTTTGATTTGTTTGAGCTGCTGTTACCGTTAATTGCACCGTTTACACCGCCAACAATCATAATAGCAACAACGATAATAACCCAAAAATACCAACGCTTGTAAATTTTCTTCTTTGCATTTGCAGGATTTACGGTTGCCGAGGTTGAATCGTTTCCGCCAAAGCCTGCACCGCACTTGTCACAAAATTTTGCATCGTCCTTTAATTCGTTTCCGCAATGTGGACATTTCATAAACATACACTCTCCTTAATAAATTTGTTAGTGTATGTTACATTTTATCACTATATATTAGCATTGTCAAGAATTTTGTAGATACAGCGAAAATTATGTACAAATTTACAGATTAGCGAAGAAGTTTTGAAATTCTGCAAGAACGGTGTTCATATCCTCAGCTGAATAGTGCTTAACATTCCTTGAGCGCCACTTGTTACGGATTTTGTGTTGTGAAGATGTAAAGTTCTTCAAAACCTCTTTGTTGGTTTCAAGACGAATTTGAGCTGTTCTCGCAAGAGGTGTTTCGGGTCCTAAGCCTTGCAGAAGTGAGCAGAACTCATTCCAACTCATTTTTGCAAAATCCTTTGAATAAATGCTGACCCCGTACTCCGAGCGAAAGCTCGACACGATTAAATCAAAGTCATCAATCAGGTCGTAGCCGGGGTCTGAACTTCCCCCTCGTCAGTCAAATCTCCTGTTGCAATTTTGGCAGATTCGCTGATAAGGGCATTGAAATCGTGCATATTCAGCTTTAACTTTTCAATCTTTTCTCTCTCGGATTCATCAAAAAGAAGATGATACATTTCGATAACATCTTTACTTTTACCGTTGCCGTCCTCAAAAAGTGCCGCAACTTTGAGCATTGAAACTGCGTCATTGTTGATTACAAGGTCAACATTTTTAACTCTGACGCTCGGCTTTTCCTCAAAATTAAGTTTGTCTGTAATATCAATTAGCTTTGACATAATCGTTCATTCCTTTCGCTTTTTTAAACGGCTGCTGTGTATACAGGTTTGCCGTTTGACATAACTTCAAATTCAAGCGGAGCAACACCCGTACTTGCGCCTGCACCGTTTGATGTAACGGATACAACTGCATTTTTAAAGAATACGGTTGCACCGTTGGGGAAGGTCCACATAAATGGAACTTCTGTCTTTCTGCCGTTTTCAAATGCAAGGGCGGCAATCTGGTCATTGCCTGCGTCACCGATTGTGCGCTTGCCCTTTACTGAAATTGTGATTGACTTTGCTGTCATAAGTCTTGACTTCCAACCCTCGTTTTCAAAGGCTGTCCATTCCTCGACACCGTTGTCAAATGCAACGGAAAACTCCTCGCAGTTTGCGATATTAATTGTGGCTGTTTCTGTGCCTGCCTTGCCGACTGCAAACTGATTTTCATAGCACGGGAATACTCCCGATTCTACTTTTGCCATAATTTTACTTCCTTTCGTAATAGAATTTAACTTCAATGACCTGCTCATACACTCCCTTATCGTCTGTTCCCACATCAATGGGTTCGGGAGTGAGCAGTTCGATTATATAGATTTTTTGATTGTTGATTTCAACATTTTTTACGCTGTAAAGTGTTTCAAAAAGTCTGCGTGCAAACTCCTCGGTTTCTCTTGCGTTGTCGGTGTAATGGATAAGCAAAGACACGCTTATTGTATCGTAGGTACTTTCACCGCCGATTGCCCTTGTGGGTGTTCCCGACTGCTTTAATGAATACACACCGATTGACCTGTCCTGCTTGTTGTCAAGCTTGCCAATGTAATAATGCTCGGCTGATGTAACGCTTTTGAGCCAATCTCTGATGTCCGATAAGTAAATCAAAGTCCTGCTTCCTTTCTGTATAATCCTGCAAATGTCTGACTGCAAAAATTTTGCCTTGTTCCACCTTTGAGCCAATATCGAAACCATTTACCGCCTGCACTTTTGTTCGCACCGTGTTTTTTACCCTCGGAATCCGTCCACACTTCTCTGTGAAAATTATACTCGGGGTGAAAGTACAACCGCCTTGCATACGGAGTATCTGACACAATTTTAACTACCCCCTTTGCACTTTGTGAATAATCAACAGAGGTACTATCGTTTTGAAGTATGCTTGTATCAAACGGCATTACCTGCGTGTTTTTCACCTGTGTAAGAAGTGCATCACCTGTCTGTTCAAGAGCCTGTTGCTTTGCCTTGTCAAGCTGTTTTACAACAGACATATTGAGTTTGATTTTTGACGATACCGAGAATCCCATTAAATCACATCCAATTCCGTAAAATTAACTGTGCCGTCGGGGTTGCGGTGTTTTATACCCTGTACGATGTTTCGTTTTACGCCGTCAAGGATTACAAAGCCACCGCTTAAAGTGGGGCTGTCGGGGGCAATATCTCCGTCAAAAAGCAAGACAGCCGACACCTGAACAATTTTCTGCTCTTTGGTATAGACCGTCTTTGCCTTTGACTGCATATTACACAAGGCAGAGCCACCGTGCAGGGTTGCTGACGGGTACAAGCTGTCGGAGGGATACAGATTTTTGCATTCAAACACGGTCAGGGGTGCTCCGTCTTCGGTAACACCCTCACCGTAGATTGTGACCTCGACAGGAGTTTTGCAGAACTGCTTTTTTACAAGTGACGGAAATTTCACGGTTTTCACGCACCTTTCAGATTGCAGGATAACAAAGTCCTGTTGATTTTAGCAACGCATAGAGGTCGGCAGGAATTGCCACTCCGCTGATACACATTAAGTTCCAGCTTGCACCGAATTCCATTGATGTGCCGTTGATTGAATAGCTTTTCAGATAGGAAGAAATCATATCGGCATTTTCTTTTTCAAAAGCAGTAAGTCTGCTATGCACTCTGCTGATGATTCTCTTCTGCATTTCTGATAACCTATCAAAATCAATGCGGTTAAAAGTCAGAACATCAATGTGTTCGGCAGAGATAATACTGTTTTCATCTCCGCCCTGCTGTTCAATGTAATCGGCATACATTACGCAACCGCCGTTGTGTCAACATCGGCATAAATGCTGTCAATTTTGCCGTCCTTGCCGTTCGGGAATACGAATGTATCGGAAAGCGAACGGTTCTGATAGAGCCAGCCGTCACCCTCTGTGTGTGAGCCGGGAGCAAAGAAGTAAATGCTTGAAATCTTCGGAACAGTCTTGCAGGTTTCACCGCAGGCAACAAGAACATTGATTTTGTGAGCGCCTGTTGCAGGCTCAAAACCGCCGTCATCGGGGTTAAAGTTGAAGTTATCGTAGAAACGCTCATCGTCAATAACCTCGATGATAGGGCAACCGTCAATCTCGGTCACTCTTGTTTCAATGCCGATACCGCCCTCTGCAATCTGTGTAAGCTCAATCTTACGAGTGAACTCTGTTGACTGTTCAAGGCAATCCATGATGTGAGATGTTACATAAGCAACAAGCGTACCTCTTGCTTTATATCTGCGGAGCTTGCCGGCTGAAAGAATAGTCTTGAGCTTTGAGTAAGCGTTTGCTTTTGTCCAGTCGGTTGACTTGGTAGCCGAATGATAGCCGTCTGTTGCCTGCGCCTTTGCGGCAACCTTTGAAAAGAAAAGTGCGTCTGTTTCGGGAGCAACCTGTGTCTGCTCAAACACCTTTGAAATATTCTCAACCTTTGCGGTTGCGTTAGTTTCGTCAACATCTGCCTTATCCACAAGAAACTCAATATCTCTATCATGCTCGCAAGTGAAAGGAACATCGGTCTGTGTATACTTGCCTTTGTTCCAACCGCCCTCTCTGCTGTGATTCTTAAAGCCTGTTGTTGACATCTGTGTAAAGTGGAATGTTCTTGCACCCACCCATTTTACATTTGAAGTGATGAATGGTGAAGTAAGTGTGCCCTGAACGAGAATTTCGAGCAGATCAGGGCTGAACTGCTCGGCATAGTTATTTGTGTTTGCCATGATTTTTCAATCCTTTCTTTGGTTAAATATTAAATCTGTTCCATTTTTTGGTAGGAACATTTGCCTTTGGTTTTGTACCGTCCGATGTACCATTGCCGTCACCGCCGATTTTCTTAACTCCTGTGCCGTTCTCGACAGGTTTGCCCTTGAGTGCGGGGATATCGTCAAGCACCTTTTTAACAGCCTCTGTCAGCTTTTCCGCATTGACCTTGCCGTCTGTCACAGCCTTTGAAAAGTCTGCAATTTTAAGCACATACGGAACGGTTGCAATGTCAACGCCCTGTTTTACGGCTTCGAGGGTTGCCGACTGATTGACTTCTGCCGTGAGCTTTGCGTTGTTTGCGGATTCAACTTCCGACTGCATTTTTGCAAAGTCGGGAGTGTTCTTGGCTTTCTGCTTTTTAAAAGCACCGATAGCCTCTTTCATCTCATCGGCTGACAATCCCTGCTCCTTAAAATATGACTTCAAAACGGTGTCCTCTGTCACGCTCTGTTTACCTGTAATAAGGCTTGCGAGCTTGTCGTAATCAAAGACAGGAGCGTTTCCCTGTGGAGTTCCCTGCGGTGCAGGTGTCGGTTCATTGGGGGTTGGTGTTGGATTTGGTTCTGCCATTTTTTTCATATCCTTTCAGTTTTTCGGGTGTCTCCCGTAATCAGTTTATAGAGTGTCTCTCTGTTTCAGTTTTGCACGGTGTCTCCCGTAGTTTAATGTCTTCGGACAATAAAAAAGCACCTTACATATTCGTAAAGTGCTTAATCTGCTGATTCTGTTTCCTTTGCTCTCGGCTTTTTGGGAGTGTCAGACTTGACCTCTTCTGCAAAACCGCTGTCAATGAGTTCCTTTGCTCTCTGCTCGGAGCATTCAAAAACTTCATTCACAGGTCGGGTTACATAGCCGTTCTGCCTGTCATTAAATGCTGTTGTTACTCTGATTTTCATTCTGTCACCACCTTTCTAAACCGGTCGAAATCGACGGGTTTAAATGCAATAAAAAAGCACTCTGATTTCTCAAAGTGCTGATTTGATGTATTAAGTTTTTCAGTCTGGAACAATAATCATATGTCGACCTGTTTTTTTGAAATAATCATTGTCAAGTTTTTTTACTTCATCTTTTATCTCTATAGGAGCGTCATCATTAATTATTCTTTTTCCTCTGACAAGGTGAGAATACTTCATATATTTAAAAAAAGAATCCGTCAAACTAATCAACTCCTCGAATTATTCTTGCCACTCGCTTTGAAGTTGCCCTTGCTTTTTTTGTCATACTTTCAGCTATACATTCGGAAATGAACTCGTCAAGTGTTGTAAATCCATATAAAGAAACATCTTCAGGATTTACTTCTTCCATTATGTCTATGATTTTCTCAAGTTTATCATCCCACAATGGGTCATTCAACTTATGTTCAAGCTGTATTGCGTGACCTATTTCGTGTCTAAAAGTATGCAAAGGATGTGCCGAAGACCATTCACCTGATTTTTTCATTTTTTGGGCTTTTTGTTCGTGTTCAGACAACGCATTTTTCTTGTTGGCAAATCTCAATAATAGCTCTCCGGAATTATCGTAAAACTCACCATAATCCGTTGAATTTTTAGAATTAAGTATGCCAACTCTTGAAATGGTTGTTACTTTACCGAATTTCTTTTGCATATTTTCAAGTTCGTTATTAAAAGTTTCCTGAACTTCTTTTGTAACACCCTTTTCAAATTCTATTATACCACTATTTATGGAATTTTCAACATCTGTTTTTGCTTTTTCAGCATTGATTTCAGATTTTTCCTTTTTCGTGATTGATTCACTGTCTGATATTTTATGAATATAATCCTCCTTTTGCTCCGCCAACTTATCCGCCCTGTCGTGCCACTCATCGGCTCGTTTTTGGGCAATGCGTTTGTTGTCCTCATCAAGACTATATTCAGCACGGCGGTCAAAGCGTTGCGCCTGCCGTTCTGCATACTGCTGTTTTTCTTCAAGCCGTTCTCTACGGTCCATTTCTGCCTCTTCTTCGGGGGTGACAGGTTCGAGTGTCGTTATTTCCTCGTAATATGTACTCGTGCTGTCTTTACATCTCGGATGAAACAAACCGTTCTTGATTGCGGTTGACAGCAGAGGATAATTGCCGTCAGACTTCTTGCCGTTTGAATACACATCGTCAATAAACACCTTGCCGATATACTTTGCACAATCGGGGCAACCGCCCTGTCTCGAGTTCACAACAACGAGGAATACTCCCCATTCGGCTCGCTTTTCGCCCTCGCCACGCAGATAGGCTCTTTTGTTGGCTGTTTTAACCGCCATATCCGCATAATCTGAGAGCGTGTGCCTTGCACCGTTCTTGTATTCCACACAATTAAGACCTGCGTTGAGCATATCTTTGCAAGCTATATCAACGGCTTTTTCGTATGTAACCGCACCCGTATTCATTGCAACCTGAGCGTTGTATATCGCCTTGCGGTACTTGTCATTGCTCATTCGCAGAACTGCCGTTTCTGCTCGTTTTAAATCGTCCGTAGTCGATTTTACGAGTGCGTCAAGCTTTCTTTCGTTGACCTTAAAAAACTCGCCTGTGCTGTGTGCTGACGGCTTTTTCGGGGCTTTGAAACCGTCCTTAACAGCTTCAAGAATTTCTGCCTCCTGACTTGCATTTCCGTCAGCTTTGGCGGTGCGAATCATCTCTTCGACCTTGCTGTTAATGGTTTTGAAACGCTTGCCGAATTTCTTTGCGTTGTGCTTGCGGTACTCTTCAAGACTTTTGAGCTGTTCCGCTTGCCACTGAGTCCAATTATAGCCCTCTTTGGTTTCCTCTGCTCTGTGGCGGCTGAAATTGCGCATCATACTGTCGATAAGCTCGTTTTCAATCCTCTCAAAAGCCTCTTTAATGCTGTAATCACTCATTGCTTACCTGTTCGCTGTTATCGTCCTGATTTGCGGTATCTTCGGGTTTATCTTCCGATTCGGGATTATCGGGTTCATCGCTCGTGTCGGTAAGGTCAACATCATCAAGTGAAGAAGTTTCTTCCTCGCCTGCAATGCCCTGTTCCTCTTTAATTCTCTGTACCTCTTCGGCTTTCCAATCGTCTGACTTACTGTCGCCGTACAATTCTTCAACAGAGGTTTCAACCGACATCAAACCGCCCTGCCTTGCTTTTGACACGGTTTCAACCTGACTTTCAAAGCTCGGATTTGCATATTCGCCGAAGTTTACGGATACTTCCAAACCCTCAACAATACCCTTGCCGTTGAGTTCACCGTCTGCATTGAGTACAACTGCAACAAGGCTTTGAAGTGCGTTCTGCGTAATTTTCACAAGGTTCTGCCTTGTGTAAAGGGTTGTCTTTTCCTTTTCACGCTGAGCGTCTGCATTATCAAGCTTCTTCGTATCAATGCCGAGGGTTGACGGAGAAATAACCCCCTGTAAGCAGAGGTCGAGGGCAGTAATGTATGAACTCAAATAGCTTTCGTGCTGAATCTGCGGACTTTCGGTGTAAATCCTGTTGCCGTTGCCGTTTTCAGACATATCGTTGCCCACGGTGATAAATCGGTTGTCGAACGGATTCGGCGACATCGGCTGACAGGTTTCGGGATTTCTCGGAACAAGGCAGTTCGGCACATACTGCTTTGTTCGGCAGGCTCTGAGTGCGTCCATCCACTGTGACCACACTTCATCAAGACTATCAAAAGCGTCCGTCTTTGCTCCGATAATGCCTGCACCCCTGCCCTTGTGACAGGATTTGCCGTAAATGACGGGTACTGCCCACATATATGATTCGTCAAATGTAACGCCCTTTGAATCAATCCACGAAAGAGCGTCAACCGTGTGCAGGTCAATCTCTTTGCCGTTGTCATCGTACAAAGCATAGTGAATATAGCCGTAACCGTATGTTTCTTCAAAACGGTAACGGCGGTGTTTTTGCGTGTAATCGGTGTAAAACTTAACCTCTCGGATTCTGCCGCGCACATATGTAAAGTCGATGTTTTCGGCAGGATACCATTCAACAATCGGAACATCTGATACAGCCGTGTCAAAGCTGACCTTAAAAGCACCGTCACCGACAACACATAGGTCACGGAGCATTTGCTTAACCGTGTCGGACAGTTTGTTCTGCTTTTCAATGTCTTCCCAACGCTCTGCATAAGCGGTTGAATTTTTACTTGTAACATCTGTGCCGTTGTAATCGGCAATTACGATATTCACAAGCGTTTCGCAGATGAGTGCCGGCAAGCCCGTGTGTATTTTACGGATTTCAAGACCCTGTGTGCTTTTTGCCGCCCAAAACATAGTTTTGTTTGTATCAATCTGCTTGTACAGCTCCGCAAGCTGTCTGCTGTTGCCCCAATACCAAATGCGATTGATAAAGCACTCGGTCAGATGATTGCTTGTCTCGGTAACGGTAATTGTTTTGTCGCTTGCAGGAGTAATCTGCAAAAAGTTTTTAATTCCAGATCTGATAGATTCAGCCATTCTGTTAATCAGCCCCATTTATTTCACTTCCAATAATATTTTTAAACGGCAGCCACGCATATTGACCGCTGTTAATGCAATGGTCGTGACCGTCCTCGGGTGTGTTGTCTTTATCCTCTCGCCAGCTGTAAATTTCAAACTCGGCAATCGTGTTTTTACAATGTTCAAGCACAAAATAACAGTCGGTGGCAAGCCAGCCGAGAACAAGATTGATACGGTCGATAATCTTCGTTTTCTTCCACGCATTTGCAAAATCGTAAATACAACCGTGCTGTCGCTTGTACTTCTGAAACTCGGTAATAGTTGCTTGGTCTGCGTTGTCAATGAATGCCGTTCTCGCAAATCCCCATTCATCACGGTTACGGTCAAGAAAATCAATAAAATTCTTCACTGTGTCACTCGGGGCAATAGGTGTTTGCATTTCGGCATTGTTATACACCCGTTCATCAAGCTGGACACACAAGCCTTTGTTCGTAATGCCGTAAAAGGTCATAGCGATTGTATCGGGTGATTTCTGCGAATAGGCTGTATCAAGTCCTGCCGTAAACTGCACAAAATGTTCAGCGTTTCGGCTGTGATTAAGGAACTGCTTTGCCCACTCTTTTGATTTGATATGTCTTGCCCTCTCAAAGTTCGAGAACACAAGTCCCGTTGCTCTTCCTCTTAAACCTAAGATTTTATTTTTGTAAAGCTTCGTGCCTTTTGGTGCAGAGGCTTTTTTCTTTTCAATCTGTTCCGGTGTAAGACTTAAATTATCTGCAAAAGAAAAGAACCAATACCGCCAATTCGGTACAGGTTCTTCTGTAAGCTCCGCCATAATTTCGGACGGAACATCGTTTGCATATTTCTTAAAAGGTCGGGAGCGGTTCACAAACTCCTTATAGACAGGCAATGACGGGTCATCGGGGTTCAAAGTTGCAAGCATATAATCATTACGGGTTGACATCTCTCGGATAAACTCAATATCGGCGGTGTTTATCTCATCAATATACACACATCCAAACTGAGCGCCGAGAACCATTTCCCATTTATCCCGACTGCTGTAGCCGAGAATGTATATTACCTTGCCCTCAAACTTGATATGCGGCAACTTGTAATCCTTGTCGCCGTTACCACAATAGACAGCGTTGCGGTGCAAGTCGAGAATACCGTTATCCTGCTGAATTATAGTTTCCTCAGCCTTGCCCGTAGTTTTGGCGGCAATTGCGTGAAGCTTTTTCGGCGACTGCGACACCATTCGCATAAACTTAACGCCTGCGCCGACCGTTGTCTTGCCTGAGGCGGTAGTGCCTTCAAGAAACTCAGCCGACACATTCGTGGTGTTGATGAAGTCAATGTATTTTTGCGACAAAGGAAAGCTACTCACTCAAGCCCTCACCGCCTAACTGTCTGAACACATCAGAGAGCTTTTCGGATTGCTCAACCTTTGCGTCAACCTTAACGGTGTATTCGCCCGTCATCTTGTTGAGCGTGTCAATCGCCCTGATTCTGTCGGAGGCAAACTCATCACCGCTTCGGGCAATGTCGGACAGAGCAACCTGCCTGTCCTTTGCACTCATAATGCGTTCGTCCTTGAGCTTATCGGAAAGCTCCTTGATGTATTTTGAAACTCCAACATTCTCCAACAATTCATACGCTCTTGCGTTTGCGTAATTTTCTGAATATCCTGCCTGTATCGCACTCTGAACGGTGTTACCGCTCTGTGCATAATATTCCGCAAACTTCCTCTGTCTTGCATTTAATTTGTCTTTCACGGTATCACCGCCTTTCGCACTAACACAAAACCGCCCTCGGGGTGAGAGCGGTCTGTGCGATTTTTTATCTTAGGAGAGTTCTACATATGTCCTGTTTGTCAAACTTTCATAATACCATTATACGCAGGGTAAGGGTGACATTCAATGACATTTCAAAATAATTTTACGAGAAATCGAACTTTTTTCGGAACACCTGTAACGCTTCGCCGTGCAATCTCAGGGTATGCCTTACGCTCATTTCCATACTCTCGGCAATATCCTCCCACCTCTGACAATTTATGTAATACTCGGTCAAAATTGCAATGTAACGGTAATCGTCAAGTGCGTTGATTTTACTGCGGATTTCAGTTTTCAACCGCACAAGATTGTCAATTTCCCGATTGATTTCAGCCTGAAGGTCTGCAATCCTGTCAACAATCCGCATAGGGTCATTCACTCCTGATGTCTTAACAGGCTCGTTCTGCTTAACCGATACCTGTGCAATATTCAGCCTAAGTTTTGACAGCTCGTGTTCTTTCGTTCTGATCAGCTTATCCGAAACCCTGACCGAATATAAATAATCTTTAACCGTCAATCTATATCACTCTCCTCTTCAATTCTTCAATCACTCGCTTCAACGCAAATTTTGCATTATCAGTAAGCTGTCTTTGCCAAACGCCGTTAGATGGTGACCATCGAAATCCATTTTGTTTCAGAACGGTTCTTGTATCTGCATCGGGTTTACTGTCAAATCTAAGCTGTAAACGCATAATATCAGCATTTTCAATGACCTCAAATAAATCTGTATTGTATGCCTCATTTGGCTGTTCTGTGGCTATTTCTGCCGCTTCTTTCAGTCTTTCAAGTTCAGCAATTCTTGCCTTTGTATTTCTGATTTTTGTGTTGTTGTTTGTCAACACATACGGCGGGAATGGTACGCCGTCAAAGCTTTCTTTTATTGCCTTGTCAAGCTCTGCAGCTCTTTCGTCTGTATAATCTTTGTAACCTTTCAAAGTTTTGTTTTTACGATAATAAGCGTTTACCGCTTTCATCTCTGCTTGTAGGGCTTCGACTTTTGCAAGTTTATTCTGCAACTGCTCTAAAGCATCGGCATCGCCTGATTTAATGATATTAGTGCCATTCGCAAGTGCTTTAATTTTTTCGGGTATCTGTTGAATTTCTTGATATAGCTGATAGTGTCTGTCTCGTGCGATATTCTGCTTTTCTTTCTTTGCGGTGGGAAAATTTCCTGCACCTGCAATCATTATTGAAGGACACATCATTTCGATTCTGAATTGCTTGTTATACCATTCAGCAAGTCGTTTGGCATATCTGTCAGCTATTGCTTCGCCCTTTTCTTTCAAGTTGTCTGGAAGTTCGTCAATAAGACTGTAACACTTATCGACCTGCTTTCTGTACTCTTCTGTTTTACTACCGTACTGATAATCTCTAAAAGACCAACATTCACGGGCTTGTCTTGCGGCGGTTTCGTTGATTTCATAGTATTTCATATTGTTATACTCCTTCTTTATCTACAATTTGATTGATAACATTTTCACCGTCCATTTCATCAGACCAATCTAACTTCTGCCCACAATTGTAGCAGTAATTCATTAGGTTGCCTGTGAATTTTCTTCCGCAGTTAGGGCATTCATATGTCTGCACATAGCGGACAACCTGCTCTTTAGACAAGATAGGCTTTCTCGGTTGACTCAAATCTAATATTTTTTCAAAATCGTTGTAATCTTCTTCGGTTTCGCATCTAATTTCAACGGTTTTATATGGCTGTTTTACAAGTTCAAATTTTTCTGTTTCTTCGTTAAACATAATATTCATTGTTCTTCTGCCTCACTCTCAAGCCAATGTTTTGTGCAGTCAATACAGCTGTCATTGAATCGCTTTTCCATAGGACAGCCGACATACGGAGTGCCGTACGGGCAGTC